GATCGCCAACCTCCTCAAGCCCGCTGATCGACATCAGGCTGCCCGTGCCGATGTAGGTGTTGAGGCTGATCGTGCGATCGCCGTAACCCGTCCAGAGCCGCAGGGGAGCCGTGTCGAACATCATCTCGACGGCATAGAACGGATAGACCTCTGGCTGGGCCAGAGCGGTCAGGATGGCGGCTGGAACGGTTCTCGACATTAGACAGCCTCCATCGCTGAGAACGTGATGCCGTAGATGCTGGCCTCGTTGATCGACCAAGCCTGCTCGTTGCTGGCCAATCTGAACAGACCCTTGGCGCTGCTTACGGTCACCGAGGCATTGTCGGCTGGCGCGGTGCGGACCTGCGGCCAGAGTTCAAGTGTGACGTTGCCAGAGCCGTCGCTGTTGGCGTCTTGCAAGACCTTGTGCAAGCGTGCCGTCCCGCCGCTACCGATCTGCACATAGTCGCCAGCCTTCAGCCAGCCAGTGACGCCGGATGTTGCCCCGTCGATGTTGATGGTGCCGCCCGTCTGCGATCCACCCTTGATGAGCGGCGTGCCTGTTGCGACACCACGCGCAGTCGCTCCGAGAGGATCGCCGAGCAAGAATGTCCCCAGTGATCCGCGCAAGCTGACGAGCCAAGCGACCCACTGTTCAGCGTCTGCGCGCTTCATCGGCGGCAATGTCACATCAGCCTGCCACATCTGGCCAGAATAGGCGAAGGCCTGACCAGCGAAGGTGAACGGGCTTCTGCTGTAGGCCACCGCGTTGACGGCCCGCAGTTCGATGCTGCGGATTCCTGTGTGTGTCAGCAGCGCGAGAGGATAACTGATGGCCATTATGCGAAGGCTCCCCCATATGCGCCACCGCGCCGCTTGGCATCCAAGACAGCCGCCTTGGCGCTGTCCGCGATCTGCGGCATCAGCGATTTGATCTCGGCGCGGACGGTCTGCTGCACGCCCGTGGAGACGTTGATGTTCTGCACAACAGTCACGCCGCCGCCGCCGAGTTGGTTATTCGGGATCACCTGCGCGTTGCGCGAAGGCACGACAAGCTCTGGCCCGCGCTCACCGACCAAGTAAGCCTTGCCACCAGTGACCGGGCCGCCCATAGCCCTTGTGCCAGACAAAAATGGCGCAAGAGACGGGAATATCGAACCAACCAAGCCCATCGCCGCGTTGACCATTTGCTGTACTACGAGAACCTCATAGAGCTTCATGATGATGTTGCGGGCCATGTCGCGGAAGGCGTCCTTGACCGACTTGGTGCCGTCAACCATCGACATGAATGCGCTGGAGAATGAGTCGCGGATGGTGGAGGCGATGGCCTTCATGTTCTCTTGCTGCTGGGTCAACTCTTCAACAGCCTTCTTAGCCGCTCCACCAGCCTTGTCAGCGGCATCTGCTGATGCTTCGCCGAAGATATCTACCTCGGTAGTGCCAGCAGCCACAGCAGTCTTCAGCGCGCCCCAAGCATCAGAGATGCCCGTCTTGGCATTGGCGAACGCATCCTTTGCTTTGCCAGCAGCGCCGACAGATGTTTGTTCCCAAGACTTTACGGCATCACCCGCAGATGATGCCCACTCAGAAACATAAGTGTCAGCGGCAAGGCTTTGCAGGCCAACAGAGTCAACGAACCCGTTCCAGCCAGAGATCATGTTGTTCACAAGGTCTTGCCACTTCTGGGCAATCATTGCGAAGGCACCCATGAACTTAGCCACCATCCCGGCAGCCACAGCCTTGATGACAAGCAGAAGGCCATTCGCGTATCCGCCCATGCCAGAAAAAACTGCTTTGGCCAAATCCCAAAGAAGCTTCATGGCATTGCCAAACCCGCCAGCGCCTTCCTTCAGGCGCAGGAAGAGTTCGATCAGCTTGGCCAAGCCTACCAGAAGCACCACTGGCAGCAGTCTCATAAGGATTGCGCCGACAGCAGCAAATGCCGCGCCGACAGTCATGATCGTGGCGCGCAAAAAGATCAGCGCACTGGAGAAGGAGCCAGCAGAGATCGCAGATGCCACGACAGCAGCCCTGAACGTGACCATTGCAGAGGCAAATAGGCCAGAAACCCCAGTAGCCGCAAGCATTGCAGGGACGGCTTTGATCGCCATAACACCAGCAAAGAGGCCGACAGCGATGATCGCCGTGTCGATCTCACCAGATAGGTTGCCAAAAACAGACCCAAGCGCAGCACCAGCCTGCTTTACTGCATCTGCCACCGCCCCGAGCGGAGCTTGAAGCACGCCGAGGGCAGAGCCAAGGTTTTCGATCTCACTGCCAGATTTCTGGGCAACAACGCCCAATGCCGCCACGACGGCGACAACGGCACCGATCACGGCACCAGCCGGGCCGAAGATTTGCAGAAGCTGCGGTGCCTGCTGACCGAATGCCTGCAAACCGTTAGTGCCGTTGGCCACCTGAACCGCGAAGTCACCGATCTGGAAGCCAGCCTGCTGAAGCGCGCCCTTCGCCCATTTCTGGGTTGCCGTGTTGGCAAGGCCAGATGCTTGGGCAAAGCCCCTCATGCTGGAGTTGGCGGTGTTGATGGTGGCCGCCGTGCGGGTGACCTGAGCCTGAACGGCCTTCAACGGCGCAGTAGCGCGGTCGATGGCCTGCAACTCAAATACGAGTCTTTCGCTCATTTTCCTCGCGCTCCTTCATGACGGCAAAATAGGCCACCCATTCATTATACTCATCAAGCGAGATTTCCTCAATCTCCGAGATGGTCTTGCCCAACCTGTCTGCCAGCGCCACCAAGTTGAGCCTGAATGGGTCGCCTCTTAGTTTTTTGTGTGATCCTCAATGCTCGTCGCGTTAAAGACAGCGCCGAACACTTTGGCGATCACGCCGACAGGCTCACTCATCAGGATCGGCTTGTCCTCAAGGGTGAACGCCTTGTCCCCCTTTTCGTCTTCGCACTTTTCAATGACCATCTCGACCATCGCACCCAAAGAGGTGTTGGTCAGAAAGTCCTTGTACTTGCGCTGGACCTTTTCGATGTCCCGTGCGCTCACAGACGTGAAGAAGAGGCGAAGGGGAGTTTCCCCCTCGCCCCATTCTTCGACATCGACGAAGCCACGCTGCTGGTCAGCCCGCTTGGCTGCAATGCGCTTCGCCAGGCTCATTAGGAAGCCGTCGCTTGCGACAGAGCGCCAGTGCCTTGCACGCTGATCGACATCTCAACCAGACCGTCATACGACGCAGAAATGGAGCGACCCGTCACAATGGCGGTGCCAGTGTAATAGATGTCACCAGTGGTCGAACCCTCGGGATAGAGGTTCAGCGTGACGGAGGCACCGATGGTCAGAGCGCCTTGGCCCGTGGTGTCGGTCTCGTCCCACAGAACGTCAATCGTCCCGGTGTAGGTGGTCAGCGACGGCTTATAGGTCCGTGCGCTATCACCCATAGAGGTGTCTTCAAGGGTGTCAGCCGATTCTTCAATCGAATACGACCGAATTTCGGCGATTGCGTTGGCTCCGACTTTGACGGTGCCTTCGCTGCCAGCGTGCGTAGCCATAGCAGGAGCCTCCTTTATTTGGCTGTTTCGACATCAGTTAGACTAGTGACATACCTTACAGCAAAAGTCATCGTTGCGATGCCAACAGGCTGCTCAGTCTCACCAGAAAAGTCGATGCTCGTCGATGTTAGCACCGATTCCTTCGCAATGCCACCTAGCGTGAAGTCCGCTCCGATAGCCTCTTCAACCTGCACCGCGATGGCGTCAACCGCGCTATCAAGCGATGCAGTAGCATTCTCATAGATCGAAACTGTGATCTCGACCGTGCGATCCAAGGACTTCACGCCCATCGTTGCGCCCATCGTCATCAGGCCGGATGTCTCCGCACCAGCGGTGACCGTGATGGCAGGGAGCTTTGCCTGCGTCAGCGGATAGACCCGCGTGGCGAAAACCCGGCTGGAGACCAGAGTGACGCCAGAGGTCAGACGCGTCACGAACTGGTCGCGTATCTGCTTTCTGACGTGAGACATTACTGCTTCTCCAACTGAACGACAGTGACGCCCGTTCCATCATGTATCCAAGCGCGGACCTTGTAGGTCACGCCGGAGATGACCATCGTCTGGTCCTCTGCGATGGACGGGACATTTGATGTGCGGCAGGTCAGGCGGGGCTGCTCCTGATGCACGGAAACAAACCCGCCAGCGTCCACTGGCACCGTCTCGTTGTCGAAGATGCCACGGATGGTGCCGCCACTGTAAGTGACGTTGACCGCGAACTCATCGACGTTGAACAGTGTCAGCAGATCGGTGGCGAAGGGCAGGGCCATGATTATTCCTTCTTGGCCCGCTTCGAAACTTTAGGCGCATCGCTGACTTCAAGGCCAACGCTGCGGTCAGCGACGGCAGGAGCCGCACGCTCGGGGGCAACCTGAACCCGGCCCATAGCCAAGAGAGACTTCCCCTCCTGCTCGGACAGTTCGACGATCTCGCCAGCACTGCGGGCAGCGCCGCCAGCCATGCAGGATTTTAGGATCAGGTAGTTTGCCATTTTAGCCTCCTGTTGAGGTTGGGGGCGACCGAAGCCGCCCCCATTCCACTTCAAAACCATTAGGTTTCGTCGTTGTTGTAGGCGAAGGACACAGCGTGACGAACCGCCACATCGACCGTCTGGAGGGCGCGGATGCGAACCGTACCCGAAGACGAAGCGGTGTAGGGATCGACGAGGATGTCCAAGCCGCCGTACATGCCGATCAGCAGGTCCGAGAAGTTGCCGAAGAACAAGTCGCCAGCGGTGACTTGGTTCGAGACAATCGCACGGTAGCCGTTGATCGTGTTGCCCGGCTGCTCGACCACGAAGAGACCCTGACCAGAGGCCTTGGCGGTGGTCTTCAGCGCGCCATACATGCCAGCAGGCAGGATGTACGCGAGGTTGCCCAGCAGAGCGTTGTCCTCGGCCACAGCGGTTTCCAGAGCCACGACTTCAGCGAAGGTCGGGTTGGCAGCCGCGAAGGCGGTCGGCTTGTTGACGCCCGAGGTCGCCTTGATGCCCGTGGGCTGGCCCGAGGAACCAGTGCCGCGCAGGCCGCCGAGGTCGATAGCGAGAGCGATAGCCCGCGACAAGTCGTCACGAACCAGAGCTTCGATATCGGGCGAGGACTGCATCATCATCAGGCGCGTGATGTCGGTGAAGGCACCGAGCGTCTTCGGGGTCATGGTGACCTGACCGAAGGTCGGCTCCGACTCAGAAGCAGCGCCGCCTTCCGTCGAAATCCAGCCAGCCGCAGAGCCAGTAGCTTTCTTCGGGATAGCTACGTTGCCCTTGAGGCCCGTCAGCATGGTCGCGCCAGCCTGCATCACAGACGAAGCGTTACGCAGAACGTCGATGAAGTCACCGCCACGGAAGTCCTGCGCGATCACGCTGGAATCGTCCGAGGTGTTCAGGTCACGCTTTGCCCACGAGCGCAGAACGTCGCCGGGGATCATCAGACCCTTGGCATCGACGCCAGCAGCACGCTGAGCAGCAGCCGAAGCTTCGAATTCGAAGCGGGCTTCTTCCTGAGCGCGGAAGTCGGTCGGGTTCGCCATAGCGCGGATCGCAGCCATGAGCGAGAACTTGCGGACCTCTTTCTGGGTCAGGCCGATGTTGGCCGTTTCCAGAGGCTTGTTGCCGATTGCTTC